CTTGCGTTCTGCTGCAATGCTTCTCTCTAATCTTGCATAACTGGCATCAACAGCAGCGTGGAAGTCCTCTAACTGATAAATCAGTTTCAACATAGCAAGGCTTGCTGCATCTGTTGTACCAGCTAACTCAGTTGCACGGTCGAACTCCTTCTGAGTTGTTCTGCCTAAAAGAATATTCAACTTACCTGCTAAGTCCCAACGAGTCTTAGCTAATTGCTCTTCTGCATGTGCCGCCGCTTGAGCGGCTGCTGCGCCTGCATTAGCAGCTTCAATTTGGTCTTTGAGTCCTTGGTTCAAATCATACAATGCAACTTCTGCTTTTGACATTCCACGAGTATCCACATTACGTGCTAAGTTCCTAGCTCCAGCAATATCTCCTGATGCCTTCATTAGTTCAATACTTAAATCAATTGTCTCTCCTGCTAACCTCCTCATTGTTGGAGTAGCATTTTCAAGACCGTAGAGTACATCCCTTAGTCCCTGTGCAGCCTCATCACTAGAATAAGCTATCTGTTGAAATGGTAATCCAGCAAGTGATTGATTAAACAAATCCAAGTCGTTTAACACGTTAGGTGCTTCTTTAGCTCCCATACTGAAAATACTTGCAATTGCAACACCTACTGCAATGAAGAAACTTGCAACAGGGTTGGCAACCACAAATGCAATCGCCATTTGCGCGGCGGCTGCTAATGCAGCCAAACCCATCTTAATGGTAGCAATCGTCTGTGCAATTATTGCAATATTAGCAATACCTGCTGCTTCGCCTAATTTTCCTAATGAGTCTGCTGCTGCACTAATATCATCAGATTGAATATCTGAGCCGTTCCTGTAGTCCCCACTTGAGGAGGATATTTCACCTTTAGGAGCAGTTCCTCCGAGGAAATTCAACAACGTACTACCACCTACTTTACTGATACCCTCTGTCAACAAGGACTTAATACTTGTCGTGATATTTAAAGTAATAGTCTTAGTCAACTCCGCAACAATCAAGTCACGCAGTTTCTTTTTACCAGCTTTAGCACCATCGGTCATACCTGTGACTAACGCATCAGCAACACCTTCTGAGAACTTTTCTAGCTTGGCATCTTCTAATTCTTTGATAGCTGTTTTATTACCTTGACGTAGTAAATCCTCTTGGCGTTTGCCTACGCCTTCAATACGAGCCTCTTCTTTTGTAAGGTCAGCTTTTGTCCCAGCATCAATTTCCTTATTCCCTGTGAGTAATGCGTTGTAACGCTTACGAGCAGCCTCTAATTCCTCTGTCTTTTTACGATTAACTTCAAGTAGATTTTTTTCAAGCTCGTAAGCCCTTTTCATTTCTTCTCTCTGTTCGCCGTAAGTGCCAATCACGGAGTTTCTAAAATCCAAGTCACGTTGTGCAGAATCCATAGAGAATGTTTCTTTATTGAAACTACTGTCACTATCCTCTTGTAATTTTTTACGAGCAGCTTCGGTTTGCTTCATCAATGCCTCAGTGTCTAACTTACGAGCATTAGTCATCTCCCTGAGTTTTTGAACCTCAAGGTTGTATGCCGCTGAAGAAGTTTCAGCGTAGCCGTTTCTCTGTAAGTACGCAACATGCTCTGCTTGTAGTGCCGTGGCACTGTCAAGTCTAGCAATACGTAGTTCACTGGCTTTTTCTGCACTTAAGCCGATTAGTTCGTTATCTAAAGTCTGAGCTTTATTCTTATCAGCGAGAGTTTGAATCTCCGCAATAGTAGCATCTCTTAGTTTTTGGATGTACTCAAGTTGTGCGTATCCCTTCTCAAGTTCTTTGTCCTTGATGTCTGATTCAGCCTTCTTGATTTTACCTTCTAAGGTTTCAATTTCCTTTTTGGAGTTAACCTTCTTTTTCGCAATTTCAATTTCAGCAGTATAAAACTTGACAGAGTCAGCTAGGGACTTCTGCTCAATGTTTGCTTTTTGAGTGCTGTAGTCATAGTCATTAACTAATCCACGCTTATGTTCACTGTTGATAGCATCCATTGCCATCTTAGCACTGCGCACAGCTTCGTTACGGTCGTTCTCAATTTGTTGCTGTTGTGCGCCTAGGGTGTCGCGCTCTGCGACACCACCTGCACCCTTTTTCTTTTGACGGAATTGTTCTTCAATGTTGGCATACAAAGGCTTGCGTTTTAATTCTACCTCTTCTGCACTTAAACCAGATTTTTTAAGCTGCTCTTCAATCTGCGCTTTGGCATCTGAAATCTTTTTGAGACGTTGTGTAGCAGTAAGTACAGATTTAGTTCCGTACTTATCTTCCATTTTCTCAAGTTCTGCTCTTGCCTTGATTTGGTCACGATTAACCTTCAACGCATAAATCTCTACCCCACTAGCTTCTCTGCGAGTAGTGATGCCGTCTTTAACAACCTCGACATAAAGTTTTTCCTGCTCTACAACTCTTGCTTTTGCTTCTTCACGAGCTTTAGCTTGAGCTACTTCTGGGTTGTAAATAGCTTCTTTACCTTCTCTGAAGGTCTTTAAGTTCTGGTCTAATTCTGCACTTGTTTGAGACATGATATCTCCTACAGGTGTAGATGTATTCTTTAAAAGGGCTACAGCCTTAGAGATTGTATAGGCATCGTTCATTAGGCGCAAAACACCGTTAACTGTTGCAGCAAAAGTTTGCCAAACAGTTGTAAGTGTAGCTACAACATTTCCTGACTGAGCAAATTTGTAAACACCCTCAATCAATAAGTTAATGGAGAACTTCATGTCGTCCCACAACTTACCTAAAGGTGTCATGTCTTCTCTCGCCTTCTGTGCCATTTCAGCATGAACCCTTGAGAGTTCCTTAGTCGCTTCAGCAACTGCTGTGGTCTTATCCCCTTCTTCTATCAAACCTCGAATGTGGTCAACTGTGTCAGCAGAAATACGCCCTGTTGCTATACCTATCTCAGTGAGAGCTTTAACAGGGTCGTCTGCCAGTTTAGAATACTGCGCTACAACATCCTTAGTGGACACACCTAAGTAGCGGTTCATATCAATAGCGGCGGTTGTGACGCTTATGAGAGCATCTTTACCAAGGTTGCCTGCCTGCGCTACCTCTGTAATCACCTTTGCAACATCTAAGGACGTGGCTGCGCCAGATGCCATTGCACCTGACATCAGCATCGCTTCTTTTTTGGTAACAGCTAATGCAGCCCCATTTAAAATCAGAGCATTAGATAATTCGTGAGAAGTTGCTAGAATGTTTTTATAAGCTATACCTAGGGTAACTAACATAGCAACTAAACCGAGTACCCCTGTTGCAATAAGAGGAGTAATAAGAGCATTAGCTGTTGCCTTAAAATTAGCAGCAAGGGCTTCAGAAGCTTTTGAAGATAACCCCATCTTGTACGCGAAGGTATCTAATATCAACCCTGCTTCGTTAATAGCAGCTTTCATTCCTGTCATGGACATAGCTACTTCAGCAAAACCCATTGCAGTGTCCTTAATAGCAATAAGAACGACCTTACCTAAATTCTTTGCAACATCTCGGAAACCTGTGACAATCTGAGTAAACGCACTGTTCAAGACTGTCTGCATGTTGTGACCTTCTCTACCGATGTCACCAAAGATAGCCCTCATCTGGTCGCCCTGCTGGAGTAGCACAGTCAGAGGGTTTTGACCACCAGCAAGTGATACACCAATATCACCTAATTGTACAGACGTAGCTCGTGCTAGGTAGTTTAGTTTGTCACGTTGTTTTGTTGAGTCAATTGTTCGTAAATCATCTAATGGGCGTTTAGCCGTAGCGACTTGTTTGTATGTTGTCTCTAAATTTTTAACATTCTGCACTAAGTCCTTGTAAGCATTCTTTTGCTTATCAATCATCTCAGTGTTACTCGAATCAAAGGATGCATTCTTCAGGAGCTTGTACTGCTCAATCATCCGTTGTTTGTCACGGTATAGGCTGTCAGTCTCTTTTTTGTTCAGTGCAACAAGACGCAGTTCTTCTCCGTTACCCTCTTTCTGAAGGCGTAGGAACTCCTCTTGATACTTAGTCATTTGGCGATAGCCTTCACGAGCAGAACCTAAACCATGTGTGAGACTAATTAATCCACTGGCACTCTTGTCGAAGGGTTCATTGCCTAGGAGCTTACGTTGAGATGCAAGTGTACTCTCTAGCTTTTGCATTTCTGCATTAGCAATACCAGATGCTTTGGCACTGGCTAGAATAGAGGACTGCCCCTTAGACCAGCCTTCACTCATCTTGTTTAAGATAGCCTCTTGCCGTTCTAAGATGCTTTGATTTACCTTAACTGACTTAGTGTTAGTATCAACAGCTTTTGTAGCCGTATCAATATCACTTGCAGTAGATTTAGATTCACTGCCGAGTTTACTTAAAGGCTTATTTAGAGCTGCTACAGACGTAGCTAAAGCACCTACTTTAGTGATGGCATCATCTAACTGCTTTGTCTCTACGGTAAATCTTAACTGGGATAAATCGAAGCTCATATCTGTTTCCTACTTATATTCTTTTCTGTTTTGGCACTATTAGAATACCAAAGCAGAAAAGCCCCACATGGAGGCAATTGTTTAATCTTGTTTTGTTGTGTCTCGGTAGAACTCACCGTGATAGGTTATACAGAAAGATTGATGTGCTTTGATGGCATCCTCTTTGGTATCAAAGTATCCTAGAAAGTAGTATTTCCTTTTCAACCAAGTACGTGCCTTCCACTTCTGTCTTTCTTCTACCCAACTCACACCTTTAAAACCAGAAATACTGTTACTGTTTACTCGCCTGTTTTGTTGGTTCTGAGTTGGAGCACACACTCTGATATTGTTTAATTTATTGTTAGATGGGTTACCGTCTACGTGGTCAATAATGGATGTCGAGGGAAGTTCTCCGTGGGTGTAAACCCAAGCCAATCGGTGTGCTAAGTAAGGTATTGCGTTGTACTGTATGGTAACGTAACCATCTGCTCGTGTACAACCTGCTGTCTCTCCGATAGATAATGACTTAGATGATTTTATTTTCCATCGAAATATTCCTGTATCTGGGTTGTAATCCAACACCTCTCTCAGTTGTACCTGAGATATTTCAATCTTGCTGGCTTTTTTCATTTTATGTTTCCTTGTATGAAAAAGAGTACCTTGATTGAATTAAGTGATACAAGCACTCTCTTCATTTACAACACTGCCGTGTACCAAGGTAATCTGTTTAACTTTTCTTTTTGCTATCCGCTTGAGATTTCTTTGCGTAGATGTTAAGCACTTCTCTATCCAATCTTCGTAAAGTATCCACTTCCCATTTATGAGGAGTAATCTCTTGGAGATTAAAATATGCAGAAATATCTGAATAGCTTATGGGATTCATCCCAAAACCGTTTGAGGTTCTTGATTCATTCAACTCCATAAACCAAGACCAGATTTCGTAATGCTCCTGCTTAAGCTCTACTAGATTTTCTAATTCTTTAGGCTTAACACCTGTTTGTTGCCATACATTGTTTAACTGGTCACGGATAGAGCTACCTGATGACCCGTTAATGGCAGAACTGAACTCTTGTTTGCAGTATTCAACTAACTCATTTATCGAGGTTATGTCGAAAGTTGGTAATTTCTTCACTCTCTTTCGTAACAATCTCACGCAAGAAGGGGTAGGCTTGCATCATACGCTCTGCTTCAGCTTTGGAGAATACAACAGGCTTACCCTCTTCCTCAAAATTGCTCCAAGAAATAATCCGCACAGCACTTGAGCGAACGGCAAAATCATCTGATTCGTCAAGACTCATTGGATCAGCTTCTTTACCACGGCGTTTTGCAGCGCTTTCTTTCATCTGCATCTCTGTAAATGCTTTACGATAAAAATCTTTTACCTTTGGACTATTTGAACCCCGCACCTTAATTTTAGCATCAGTTTCTGTACCATCTGGCAGTACAACTGTGAACTCAAAGCCTGCTTCAGCTACATTTGTAGGGTTGTGTTTTTTAATATCGAACGACATAATGTTCCTTTTTGTTTTCTAGTGAGATTGTATAAACAGAGTAACCCCAGAATTGGGGTTATCTTTTTGGACTGCACAGCTTTTATAAGTATTATTAACTGCACATAGTATTATTATATCATACAATCTGTTACATGTCAAGGGAAATATACTAAAGTGCATTACATACAGGCATTAAAAAACCCCTAAGGAGGTTAATCCAAAGGGGTTATATATTCTCACTAGAGGATATTAAAGGGTACTGTCTTGAATAGAAACTGTGCTTGCAATCAAACCACCTGTGGTTACATCATTGAGTAAAGCTTGGAAAGAGCAGGAAGCAACAAGTCCTAACTCTTGGTCATCCTTATCAAAGCTGCCTAATTTAACCTTTGGCAATGTGAAACTAACGAAATCAGCATTTGCTGCATCTGATGCAGACAAAGCAAAAATCAAGGAAACTGGAGTTTCTGCGTCAAAATAATCACGGAAGGTGGCATCTTGGAAGTAGACACTCAAGTTACCCATCGCCTTAATACGACCTGTAAAAATCTCTGCGGCTGAATTTGAACCAACAGTAACTGCATTTTCAAGGGCACGTTCTACATTAAAATCAGCAGAGGTAATCAAAGCAATTGGTAACCCATTTACAACAACAGCGCCAGCTACGGAGGCAAATATTCCGCTACTTCCTTGTACTGCTGGAGATGTGAAATACTGAGAAGTCCCCTTCAACGCTAAGTCTTTACCTTGCATTGAGAAATCAACAGTTGCTAAACCAGTTGCAGGAAGTTGAAGGTTCATAGAACCAAACTTCATCCCTGTGAAAGTTTCTGATTGTGCAATGTCACTATACCACTCTTCAATAGTGAAAGACTGGTCAGTGTGTCCAGTAGCAGGAACATAAGTCTTTTTACCACGAACTGTAGCTGTTACGGTGACGATTGGACCCTCGGCTACAAGAGCGGTGTTGTTTAATACTTTAACTGTCAGCACAGTAGCAGTCATACTAACAACTAAGAGATTCTTTGCAACATTCGCTGCGTTTAAACCTGCTGCTGAGAGTACAACGCCATCTCCTACGTTAATACCATCTGTCAAGAATGAACCCGTAGAGCGCGTAACAGTCCACAAATCACCTGCGGCTGCAATAGTTGCAGAGAAGGTCGTAGACACTGCGCCTGTGGTGAAATCGCGAGCTAAAATAGCCTGCATAAAATCCGCATAAGAATTAGGGGACAACTCCCCGTTCAATGAGCCAGTAGCACTACGAACCCCATGTCGATAGTCAGATAGTTGACGGTCGGTACGAATTTCTGATGACTCGTAAGTTTCCTTGGTTAAGTTTGTAGAGGATGTCACACGGCGTAATTGCTTAGCGCCTGCAGCGCCTGCCAGTGTCCCCCATGTGGTTTCTTTCTTGTAGCTTACGGACTTTGCAGTTCCCTTGCTTATCGCCATGATATTTTCCTTGTTTTATTAAATTACATTTGCAAATGTTTCTGTTTTCACTAGACCAGAAAACTACGAGACTACTTCTGTAACTACATCAATTAGCACAGGAATAATTGTTCTATTTCCAATTTGAGCGGTAGAACCTACTTTAGGTGTCGTTAGAATATGGATCCTAAAAGCACCCTCTTCAAAGGTTGTTCCCTTTTTAAACCAGTTACGGGTTAGCTCTGCTCTTGTTAAAGCTGCTGCTGTGCCATTGTTAGGCGCATCAACTATGAACACTTGTAACTGCATTTCATCTCTGTGATAACCTGTACCGAATACAGGGTCAACTGGGTTCTTCACCATCAGTTGTACACGTTGGTACATCGTTACAGGGGGGTCAAAGCTAACACCTTCAAAAGCTGTTGGAATTGATGGCGTTAAAGCCATTAGGCGGCGTTCTAAGCACCTTTTTGTACTACTTATTGACATGATTACGTTCCTTACAATTATCAAAATGCCAGCGGTACATAGTATTGTCACCACCTTGTTTACTACAGTGTGGACAACATATAATAGTAGCAGGGTGACGCTTTCTAGTTGATTGGATGTATCTTAATCTCTCTAAAGTCTCTTCACTGTGTTTGAAGCCGAGCATGGGTTTTTTACCCCACATATGGTGTGACTCCCCTCCTTTACCATACAAAGGATTAAGTTCCCCTCTCCTCCCATACATAGGATTTAAATCTCCTGTACGAGATATGCTCATCTTTTTTCTTGTGTCCTCTGAAAACTTTGCACCTACTCTCCCCTCTCCACCATCTGTTAAGTTGTGTAGTATCCCTGTCTGAGTGTCTACTCTTCCAAAAGCCTGAATAAACATTCTTTCTGCACGGAAGGCATCCTCTTCGTTATCAAATACATCTAAAAATACAATTAAAGACTTATCTTTTGGTACGGAGATTCTGCCGTGATTGACGAAAGCTCTTACACCTGTCCCTTTTCCAATATAATAGGGTGTGCCCATTTGCGCGTTAGCGGAGTCCTTACTTCTTAGATAAGCATATACGTAAAATTGTGCCAATGGTACTAACCCTCTTCATAATACTGTTTAAGGTCGCTTAAATAAGCTCCTTGGATGGTTGACTCAGCTTTTCCTCTAATGTCGTCAAGGATTTCAAGCTCTTCGTAGGCAGGGCCTGTTGCACCTATAGTGAAGGTGTCTCCGATTTTATAGTTAGCTTGAGCCTTGTAATCCACGTTGCCTAACATAGTAGGGACATCGTAAATAATTGGATTGAACTCTAAAGTACCTTCGGTGTAAGTCCACGCACCTTTGTGGAAGCCCTCAGTAGCTTCAATACCGTAACCACCCTCTGAACGAGATTTAGCTCGTTTCTTGTAATACTCCACGTACTTAGCAGTATTACCACCCTCAGAGATATGTCCCTTACGAGTAGCTCTACTAGCTGCTTCGGCTACATCCTGTGCAAACCCCACAACCATGTGTTTGAGTTTTCTTTCAACTTCTGCTTTGTACTCAGCTAAGGATTTTTCTAATTCATCTGTGTTAGCCGAGAGCATAGTTTAATTCCTTGAGGCGATTACCTTATAAAGCACCACTTGGTTATGTGCCATGTGTGAAGTGTAAGAGTCCACAACATATACTTCATTGTCCCATAGAATCTTATCTTTTACAGAAGGAACAAAAGCTAGTGAATCATTAGCAAGATAGAAAGTTCCAGCGTCCTTACCTATTAGATTGGGGAAGTTGTACTGACTGGATTTAATATGCTGCTTGTATGTCCAAACTGTATAAGGTGTCTCAGTATTAGTAACTGAGCCTGTCTCTACGTTGTATACACCAGTTTGTACTTTTGTGTACGTGCATTGCGCACCGTTACGTTTGATTGCGTCAATTGAGGCTAGGAGAAAGCGGTTAGCCATTTAAACTCCAAATACCGATACTGATGTATCTTCAGCTAAAGGGGTTGTTACGCTGTTGTTATCAAGTGCATCGCTGTTAGCTTGCATATCACTAATAGAGATACCACCAGCATATCCATTTACGCTGTTATAGACAGGGTTAAGCTGTGGGTTACGGATGAACATTTCTAATGATAGTCTATACTGCTCCGCTGATTTACTGCCTCCAGATATGGCAAAAATATCTATGCTCTCATTCGCACTCCACATGCTCAGTTGCAGAAGGATAACACGAGCCACCTCTAATGATGCACGATTGACATTTTGGCTATTACGGTCAAGGAAGAATTGAATTTCTTCGTCGGTGGTAAAGTAAAAACCTACGGCTGTATCTTGAGTAAGGAGACGTACTTGCTGGATGAGACTAAGAGCCATTGGCACTTCCTTCTGTTAAATTATATCTTGTTTTGAGAATGTCGTAGACTTATCTGTAAATAAACTGTAAGTAGATTTAGAGAGTATAACACAAAACTGTATTAGATTAGTTTCTTTTAGTAAATCTTTTGAATCTATTAAAAGAAACCCCTTTTTCCAAGGGGAATCTATCTACCCAATCACTTAAGCAGTGTAACCTCGTGCGACCAAGTTAGGTTTCAACAATGTATGCAAGAAGTTAGATTCTGATTCAATTGTAATCTCTGTACCTCGTTGGTCTTTCCATGACCACAAGTACTCTGCCATTGCTGTGGTATTCACTAGACCGAAGCGGTTTGCTGGTGAGTAAAAACGAGTAAACGCACCGCTGTCGGTATTTGCCACAAAGTAAGCATCATTAACTGGAATCAAAGTGTTACCAGCGAGAACTGTTGGTACTTCGATAAAGTTAACACCAGCAAAAGAAAACTTACGGTACAAGCCCATGCCACCAGCGCGGTTACGAAGAATCGACTGACCCTCTGTAGCTGAGTAGTACACATATGCCTGCTGGATTTTTGCATGTGCAATTAGCTTAGCGAAGAAGCCGGGTGAGCAGTACGCTGTTACTTCAGTTACCACATCACCGTCTGTAACACTAGACTGGAAACCAGCGATGATTGATTCTACCTTGGCAACAACATCTGTTCCGGCTGTACCGAGCACGAAATCAACTTCGTTACGAGTCAAACCGAAATCAGTGTAAAAGCTTTGTGTGCTAATCGTACCATTAGGTGCGTAAGGTGTACCAGTTGTCAAGGTGTGGAATGCAGCGACCTCTTTAGTGACGGCGTAGGACTTTTTAAGCTTAGTGAGTTTTCTCAACATTGCACTTGCTTCAGTGTCTGCTTGGTTCAAGTCACCATATGCACTCTTGCCAGCGATGTCGTCTGGGTAAAGAGCATCGTTCAATGCAAAGTGCGGCACTGAGTAGCTATGGATTTTACGAACATCGTTGCTGGTGGTCAATGGTTTTGAACCGCGCAAGGTGTCTTTCAAGACTGCAAGGCTACCTGCGTTTTCTTGGAACGTCACAACACTCTGTGACAGGAACTCATCCTTGAACAAACCAGAATCACCTAGCAGTGTCCATGCCTGTGGCAATAGGGACAACTCCTTAGTAGAATCTACAATCTCGAAAGCATTAGTATAGCTGCGGGTAGTCATGTTATATATTTTCCTTAATCAATTAAACAGTTTCGAGAACTTGGATACCCAAAGCCTCTAATGATGCATATACGACGTTCTTTTCAGCGTCCAAGTTGTAGGTTGCATCAAGCACCAAACCAAGTTTAGACACACGAGCAGGGCCGCGAGTCAAAGCAACAACCTTCTTATCAGTTGCACCCAAGATGGTGACTTCATTTGTAACGATAGCTGCGGCGACGGCTGAGCCATCTACAGCGGTTTGAACAGCACGTTTGAACTTGCCATCTGCTGTTACCTTACCTAATACAGTTCCTACCAAGAGAGTACCTGCGGTATCGTTAATGGTGATTTCCGTTTCAACGTAGCCAGCACCAGCCCAAAGTTCTTGCTTGACGACATTACCCTTAGTGTGGGTTGAAGTTGCGATAATAGACATTCTATATTTCCTTTATTAAATTACTTAGCAGACTTAGCTTTTTCAGCAGCAGCTTTAACTGCTTTCATCAAAGGTGTTTCTTCTGTTTTTGTTGCTTCTTCAGAACTGAAACCTTGCTCTTTAAACAAGGCAGCATCTTTCTGCACTACCATCAAGCCTTCAAGAGCCTTAACAACTTCTTGGAACACTTCTTCTGATTCAACATTAGCAAGACCTTTTACCAAGGCTTCAACTTTTGCATCGTCTTTCACTGTAGCCTTCAACAAATCTTTTCTGGATTTCTGAATTGCAGCAGCTTTTTCTACTTCAAATTGCTTCACTGCTTCGAGAGCTTTTTCAAGAGCTACACCCTGTTCTTTAAGAGCTTTTTCAATACTCTCAAATTGGGACTTCTCGACCATTTCCACAATCACTTCTTGTTCGACTGTTTTAACTGTCATCTTAGATTTCTCCGTTGGTTTCGTTTCGCTGGAAGGCATCGCCTCAGCTTTTGCTTTTCCTACTTCTTTGGCAGTTGCCACGGCTGTAGTGCCTTCTTCGCTAGGTGCAGCTTTAACTGCAACTTTAGAATTTTGTGATTGAGCCTTGTCAATCTTTTTAAATGCTTTTTCAAGTGTCTCTTGGGACTTCAAGAATGCAAGATAATCTTCTGGGTCTAAGTCTGAGAGAGTCTTATTGACATCCTCAGATTGTTCGAGCTGTTTGATAACTTCTATTGCACTTACTTGTGCTGTAATCCAGTCTTCGTAGGTGTTTGTTTCGGCTACATCATCTGTTGCTGTTTCAAACCCAAGAGCACGGGCTAGAACTTCAGCCTCGTCATACCACAAACCGTAGAACTTAACTAGGAAGTCCTCAATGTCCATTGTGATACGAATCTTCGCAGCCTTGTCTAAGTGTTCATCAGTGTACTTTGCAGATTTGATTACGAGTTTGTAATCTGCTCCGTTTGCTGGCCCACCTTGCTCTTTTGATACTAATGCAATATGTGCATCCTTACCTTCAAAAGAGATGTCACTGAGAACTCTTTTTGTTTTCCGTGTTGTCATACTGTTCCTTTAGAATTGACCAGCCTTGGGAGTACTTTCTACATTTCTTGTAAAACAGTTTACCAAGTTCGTCTAGTTTTAATTTAAACTTCTCTGCTAAGTCATACCTTGTACCAATAAATTTAGTACCATCTTTATTGATAAAAGAATAGATACTTAAATCAGCAGCAGGGTTGTTTCTACCTTGAGTTGTTTTTTGTTCTTTACCTGAGTTATATGCAGGTTTTCCACGTCTTTTGTCGGCAGATTTTTTAACTGCTGCGGCTGGGAAACGCCTATAACTTTCTGGATTATTTGACAAGAGGGCAGGGTTGATGTTAAGAATCTCCCCTTGCTTCTTGTATGAAAGAAGTCTCTTCCCTGTCAAGAGTTTTACAATATCAGAAAATACCGCTATACCGAGTTGACCATTACGGATTTTATCCTTGGTGACATCTGAACAAATTTTACCACGTAAAGCATTTGCACGTTTCTCTATCTCTTGCGGAGGTTGCTTTCGTCCAATATTTTTCTTACTGGGGTGATTAAGCATTTGTGCTTCTGACCACTTGAAACCAGAAAGTCCTTCCCCACCAATAGTCTTGTTACAAAGAGCATAACCAAAGTATTTTAGTTCCTTGAGTGTAGTTTGCTCTAGTTCAAAAGACTCATTCTCAGTTAAGTTATCAAAAACAATTTCAACCCCGCTACCGTGCTTTGCGGATATTCTTTTCCAATGTGTACTTCTTCCGTGTGTAGCCCATGCCCTGTAACCCTTACCTTTGCCTACATAAAAAGGCTTACCATCTGACTTTCTTCTATGTAGATAAATATAGTAGGAGTTAAGAGGGGATGTCTTTGAAAGGTTAACTAAGTTAAGTCTTTCTAGGTTATACATTATTCTATTACTTTCTCTACGGAAGCCATAGCACCAATACTCACCCCTGTAATATCATCACTTTTAATCATTTTCCATATCTCCTCATTATGAACTTGAAGTGTAACCAACCACTCTCCCTCTTCAACAATATTACTATTAAGAATCATTGTTGTTGGTGCGAGATAACTTTCAATTATAGAGAAAGAATCCGTCATTTCCTGATGGAATAAGTTTGCCTTCATTAAAGACTTATTGAAGGATTCTTTTGCTTTGCGTACTGTTACGGCATCACTATAATCACCATGTAAATCTGTCCCAATTTTCATTGCGACATAGGTTACTTGCATGAGTTCTTCATTGAGAGACTTCACTACATAGAGTGAACCAACAGCATCTTTAGATACTTCATTGATTTGGTCTTGAGTAATCTCTTGCTTATTGGAATTTAAAATACCTTCAGCTTTCAGTACCATCTTAGCCCATGCTAATCCTGAGTTGCCACCGAGAGCATAATATTTGATTACTTCTTCAGTATGTCCATTATCCCAGAGCCTCTTATTGAAATCCAAGGACTTCTCTAATTTTAAAAGACTGTGGTAAATTGTGGATACAGCTTTAATATCAAAACCATCTTCTTTAAATGATTTAGCAAGTTCAACTTGTTCAGTTCTTTGCTTTGCTGCATGGGACTCTCTTTGGTATTTCTTACTCAGGGCAATGCCCCTAGAAATATTATCCAAAACAGCCGTTGTAGGCTGGTAATATTTAATCATTGTTATTATTCCTAACCTATACTATTATTATACCATAAAATTATATAAAAATCAAGTGAAATAGTAGTTTCTTTATAATTATTTAACACCAGAACCAATTATTACCGTCTGAAATAATACTTCTTTGAGTCTGTGCAGCAATAGACTGTGAACCGCCCCACTGGATAGCTCCTTGAGTTGCAGTAACAGTTATTGCATTTCCCCCTACATTGGATAATCTAAATAGTTTACCTGTGGATGTATTTGCAGCAGGAAGTGTTACAGTTTGAGAAGCTGGTACATCAAATAACAGCACAGAATCAGCCAATACTGCTGAATAGCTGCCTGTCTTGTACGATACTGCCTCTAAGCCCTTAACCGCGCTTAGATTATTAACCCACTCTTGAAGTGCGTATGTACCTGAAGCGTCTGGGATAGTCTGATTTCTATTGTCTGATAAAGTACAATCAATAGTGTTAGTCAAGCCGTTAGACCTGTAATTCATCCTTGAAGCAATATAGAAATTATCTGTATTTACATCAAGCCTGTTACCAGTTGAATTACCAGTGAACTTTGCTATTGAAGCACCCTTACCATTAAAGATATGAAAACTTCTAAACCAAGGAGAGCTATATGTACTTGTGCTGGGGTCAAATCCTGAGTTATAACTCACAGCGATTTCAGATGTATCTCCTGTTTCTCCAGAATAGCCTGAGTATAGTATCTGATTTAAACCCGCTGTAACTGCTCCAAACTGCAACGCTGAATAGAATGTTGCTGTTCTCGATGCACCAGTTATCTTCATTGCAGCAAGACCTTTACCGTTGAAAATAGTAAAGTCCCTGTAGTAATTAGAACTAGGTGAGGTGTAGTTCAAAGTTAAACCAGAGTTCGCTGCAGTAGTCACATCGTTAATATCGTTACCAGAGAATGTGAAGTTAGATAATTTTGCTCCGTTAGTGAAGTTCCAAGTACCTGTGATACTCTCTGCTACTGACGCTGATAAACCACTCCCGCCACCTCCACTGCCACCTGTAATAGTAGCTGGAATCCACTTACCTGTTGAAGTAGACCAAGTTAAGGATTGCCCGTCTGTAGGTGCTGTACTTGCAGTATCAACATCTAATAGGTCATCAATAACAGAGTCCGAGATATCTACATTGCTTACGTGATTATCTAAAATCTCTACAATCATGTCATCGAGGAAGACATCAGTAGTTCCTGTGGCGGTTATCTCAATGTAGAACTTAGACGCACCTATTGGTGCGCGTGAGTACGGACGTAAGCTCTCAGTTCTCCAAGTAGTACCAATCTCTGCCAAAGTATAACTAAAAGTAAATGTACGAGAAGATACTACGGTATCGTAGAACTGTGAATCATAACCAACT